AGCCTGGGAGTACCGTCCCACACGATGGAATCCAGCCACTCGATAAGAGGGTTGCGCTTGTTCTCCTCACCGATCAACGACACCGTTTCGCTGACTGCAGCGCTGGAGTACTCCAGCCCGTAGGCTCGGGACACCCACAGAGCAATCCGCGTGTCGTCAGTGTCGCGGTAATCGCGATCATCGATCTTGAGCGTGTTCGTGAAGCTGTTGAGCCATACACGGCCACGCCATCTGCGGTCTCGACGCAAAATTATGTACAGGTTGTTCTTGTTCTTGCGGAACCGACCGGTGGGCTGTCCGTTGCGATCGGTGTACTGATCGAGCAGGTCCACAATCCGCGTGTCCGTTTCACTCTCTGGTATCGGTTGTTCCGTGGTTTGCGCGTTTGGCTGATTGATGCAGTTTTCATTTTCAGCGATGTTCAGCAGGTCAGCGAGCCGCCGTTGCCCAGCAGCAAGGACTTCATCAAGATCAGCCATCAGTTGACTCCAGTGGTACGCGGTAGAGGGTGTGTTGGGGAAGTTGGTCGCAGATTTCCGTCGCGTAGTCATCGCCGGAGTCGTCTGAATCTGTTGCTATGAAGACCTTGAGGTCGGTCGGGATGTTCATCTTACCAAGAGACTTGTAGCTGCCGGACGTGCCAGCCACGATTCCAAGTGGCAAGGACTCACGGTGAGCTTGCTCACATGCCCTCATGTAGTCGGTGATGCCCTCGCAAATCAAGAGCGCACTCATAGACGTTGCTTGTTTGGTACGCATCAACTGTTGGGCCAATGGGTTCGCCATCAGGAGCCCGCCCGCTTCGTACCCGACCGGCCATCGAGTCTTGGAGCCTGATGGTTGACGGCCTTTGGAGTAGGTAACGCTCCTGCAATGAATGCTGGCGAAGGTGCCATCAGGCTCAAAGCATGGCGCAGCTACACGGTAGACACCGCCCCATTGGTGGGGAAACCATTCAGGGTACTTGTACTCCACCGGCAACGGCAGGATGCGGATACACTCCGTGGAATCCATGAGCTTGGGCGAGAACCTGCGGTTGATCATCCACTTGCTGAGTTCTTTTGAGAACGCTGCCGGTTGCTGAAGTGCGGCCTCGACGCTGGTGGAGTTTTTCCACAGGTCATGAAGCTCGTCCTCCGGGGGGCGCATGTACCCTTTGGTCGGCGGTAGAGTGACCACGGGCCTCTTGACGGGGTCTGGCTGGACGTGTGCCGGTACCCCAGACGGTGTGCAGTACCCTTGCTCCGCGAACCAGTCACGGACCACAGAGCGCTGATTCTTGTCGATATTGCGCAGCGGCTGCTGGAAGAAGTGGTGCGAGACAAAGTCCACCACGTCGCCCTTCGCTCCGCACTGATGGCACATCCACGCCATCTCATTCCGCTTGAAGCCTACAGGTCCCCGCTTCCTGTCCGTAGAGCCGCGCTCCAGCAGTCCGCAAGATGGGCACGGGGAAATGGATGTACCGTTGCCTCGACTGTATTGAAGGCTGCTTGCTATCGTCGTAATCGGTGCGTTCTTCGCACTTTGAATCCACATGGTAACTCCTGACGGGGTCCCAAAAGAGCACCACCGGAAACCCGGTGGGCTCAGTCAGGAGCCCAACTTTCGGGGGGATCAATCCCCAAAGGGCTTGTTGCTGTAGTCGGTCGATTGACCTTCTACAAACTGTTTTTCGGCGGCACGACCATGCCGTCGATTCTGTCTGCGTCTTGTCCAACGATGCTGTAATGCATCTTCAAATCTGGGGTGATGGTCAACACCACCTTCATTCCAGTCATGCGATAGACCCGGTTCATCCATGACACCACGGTGTCGAGGGTCGGAGCCCTGGCCTCGCGCTTGAGGATGCTGCGTAGCCGTGATCGGCTGGTTCCGTAGATGTAGGCCATCTTGGAGTGCTTGCCTTTCTGTAGGCCACCCATCGCTTGCGTCATCTGGAACACCAGTTGGAAGGTGTCGATGCGCTCGTGGTCTTCGATTTTGTCGGCTACGGCCATGCTCTTTTCTCTCTGTTTTAAAAAGGTGGGGCCACCGCCCCGCTGTAACGGTGGCCCCGGTGACTCACTTCGCTGCCTCTTCCCCTTCCCCAAGGGTAGGAGCATCTTCGTCAGCCACCAATGTGAGTTCACGCATCGCTTCGACCGTGTCCACCTGGAAGGTGATGTTGCCATCACGAGCCTTCTTAGGCAGCTTGTCGAAGACCTCTCGGTCAAGCATCGCCAGAGCATCTCCGACGCCCATCTCTTCAAGGAGTTGCTTCTCCTTGTCCTTCTCGGCGTCGAGAGCGAAGGTCACTGCTTCGAGCAGCACCTTGGCTGTTTGCTCCCTGGTGAACCCAGAGCGCTTCGCAAAGAGGGCCAGAGCCACCTTCCACGGAATCGAGGAGGTTGCCTTGACTGGCTTGGACTTTGCTCCACGCTTGAGCTTGCCAGCGATCTTGACGGTGAGGTTCACGTCAATCTCAGAGTTATTGTCGATGTCCCGCTTAGCAAGCGAGACGGCCTTAGGGTTGAACGCCTTTGTAAGGGCGATGATTTCTTGTGATGTAAGTTCCACAAGACTCTCCTGGGTTTGTTGTTTAGTCCCCGCCAATCGGGAACCAGCGCATCTTTCTCTCTCCTTTGTACGTCACACGTACCTTTTGAAGCCCTTGCTCTTTTAGGGCCTTTGCTACCTTCATCTCAGTCAGGCGCTGCTGCTCTTGCCACCCATCGGGGTCAACGTGTTGAGCCACCGCGTCTGTTGTGATGTCGTACCGCCTGAATGACGGTGGGTTCATATCAAGGTACTCCTTCACCTTGTCTCTGAACTCTTCGGGAAGATTGGTGCCGTAGATAAGCTGAGGCTCAATCTTCTTAGACGCTGCCATGATTCCAGACTTCAGTTCCTCCTTAGAGCAAACAATCCGGTATTTCTGGGCCAAGTAGACTGAGACCTCTGAGAAGTCGGGCTCAGTCATTCTCTTGCCCTTGTAGTACTGGTCACCGTCCCGAGTACAACTAAACTTGGAGTTAAGGCGTCCATCACTCTTGATGGCCAAGTAGACCTTGTACGGCCCCTCGGCGTCCTCAATATCCTTGTTGTCTACATTTTTTCGATTAGCCACAGACCACCTCCAGTCTTTTATTCAGCCACTGCTTGGTAAGTGTGTCAACAAATCGGTTGATATAGAGTGTCCCGATTATCCAGTTGAGCCTTAGCAGGTGCCTTGCGGTAGTTGCATCCACCATGGATTGAAGTTGATCCAGCATCACTCAGCCTTCTTATCTGCAAGGTCTGCAAGGCCTTGCCAGTCAATGTTGGAGTTTCGCTGCTTGCGTTGAAGCTTCTTCAGCTTGACACCCTTCTTTCTTGCGTATGAAGCCTTAACACCGATGAAGCTGCGCTCCTTTGGGGTGTTCTCGAATCCAAGCTTTTCGAGCACTTCATCATAAGACTCAGATGTTTGCCAAGCCTCGACGAAAGACGGCCACGTCCATTCTCGCTTCTTGTTCTTGTTTTTCGATAGCTTCTTTAGTGTTGTTACGTTGTCAGCCATTACATTCTCCTGTATGGTCAGGACAGATTAAGGGGTGCCCCCACGTCTGTCAAGTGTGTTTTGTTTATTGAGACCGAGACTCTTTGAGCTTCTGGTTCACCCATCGGTGCTCGGCTTTGCGGGCCAGAACCCACATTCTCTGCTTCTGTGCTTCCTTCATCACCTTGCGTGCCTCTACCCCCTCGGCCTCCAGCTTCGCCCAGGGAATGACCTTGCGGTGGAAGCGTGCGTCACTCAGGTCCATCACTCACCTTCCTCTTCTCCAGCCCATTGCCAGAAACAGTCACCTACAAACAATGGGGTGCAATGCTTCAGAGGCTCACCGCATTCAGGGCAGGCGTACTTGTTTTCTCCATACTCGTGCTCATTCCAGTCGTCATCAAACTGACCACCAGTCAGAGGGTTCTTTATTCTCCCGGCAGCGAAGGCAGCCTGAACTTGTGTAGGCTTGCCTTTGCATCTTGGGAATGGACAGCACATCGGTACATTTGCAAGCTTCCATATATGGATTGCCATCTTTAGTCGGCCAGGATGCCAATAGATAGGACCATCTGGTCCGCGAAAGCCACTCCGCATACTCTCGACTTCAGCGTCTGTCTTACCCACAGCGTCTGTAAGCATTTCATACATTTCAGGTAGCCACTCCGATGGGTGCAGCTTCCCGCTCTCTGCGTCTTTGATGCTAATACTCATCACTCACCTCCTTGTTGTTTGATGTTCTTGATTGCTTCACGGGCCGCAATCCCGGCCTGGACGAAGTCGTCCTCACCCATGACGGCTTCAAAGGCCTCCTGGGTACTGATGCACCGAGCCTCGAAATCCTCAGTGAAGTTCGAATCCAGTGAGCGTACAATCCACTTGAGTGCCGACACAGCAGTCGCTGCGCGCCGCTCATCCGTAGGCTCAGCCTCCGCCCTCTCGATGGCGTCCTTGGCAAAGCCCAGGGTGATGATGGCCTCTTGCAAGGCGCGGTGCGGGTCCGTGAGTGGACACCATGCATTTGGGTATTCAATGAAGCGAGATTCATTCATTTCAGTTCTCCTGTGTTTGTAAAGTATGCCGATAAGGGAAAAAGGGGGAGGACAGATTATGTCCCCCACTGCTCTTGCAAAAGGTCGACAAGTGAGTCAACCTCGTCGTCTGTAAGCTCCACCTCGGTCTTCGGACCAGGGAAGGTGCGTACAGCCTCGACAACCTCGATGTGGTCGCCAAGGTCCGCCTCTGCGGGGAAGAAGTGACCGGTCACCTCGATGATATGCTCTTCGAGAAGCTCGTCGGTCTCCTCGTCTACAATCTCTCGAAGTAGTTGGACTCCGACAAGCATGGCGTCTCGTGGAAGTGATGGCATGTTGTACTCCTGTTTGTTTGCGGGGTGGGGTAGGTGTGACACCAGATTACTTTACTCTGATGTCGGGGTCAAGGTTTCAATGAACTCAGGGTTCGTATGTATTGGTGGAGGCCAAGTAAGTTGATTGGCCTCAGCGTATGAGCGTGCTGCACCTACGGCTCCTTGCGGGTGGTTGTACCCAAGCAAGGCGGCAATCACTTTCCAATACGCCCCCGTTTGTCTCATGCGATAAGCCCGTTGACCGTTTGTCAACACAGGCACAGGCCACTCAAGACCCTGATGCTCTGACCACGCTTTAGCGGCAAGACGGATATGTGAAGTGCTTACCTTGAGGTCTCTTGCAGCTTCACTTGGTCGCTTACCGTACCTCGACATGTAGTCGTAGTACAACTCGCCTCGAACCAGAGTTCGATCGCGCTTCTTCTGGTTGTATGGCTGATTGTTCTTGTGATGAATCGGCCAAGGCTTTCCCCACTCGATTGCATATCGAGACACCAACTTCTCAACGGAAGCGACAGTGCCCCCAAGCTGTGCCGCTATTTCTTTCCACGTTTCGCCTCGACGTCGCAAGGCGTAGCCTTGTTTGCCAATCGTATCTTGTTTCGTTTTTGGTTTTCGTGACATGTTTCCTCCTACAAATAAGTACGAAGCCCGGTCGGTAGGTACGACATGGACGGTTCATTTTTTTACTGGGGCCACCAGGGCGGCGGCTCGGTTGCCTTGTTCCACTGGGCGAACCCAGCCTTCTCTCCGATGTAGAACCGCCGATAGGATTCGACGGCATCGTCAGTCTTGTACTGGTCAGGCATACACAGCGGGTGAGGCGTGCGCTTGAGGTTGTACAGGGACAGGTCTCGGCACTGGTCCATGCACTCTTGGATGACGGCCTCGGACTTGTGTACCTTGCCGTAGCGGCGCGTGTACTCCTTCGCGAGGGCCATGCCGTGGTCATAGAGCCAGATGAAGTTGCCGAGGGTCTCACGGGCCCACACAGAGCATGGGTGGTTGAGGTGAGCAGACTTGTAAGGGGTCTGCCCACCCAACTCGTTGACAGCCGTGGCGAGCATCTGTGCGCTCTCCAGGGTCATCTTGACGACGTGCCGGTCACACTGCATGCGTGCTGCGATGCCGGGTGAACGGTCAAGGACGAAGATGTTCATCACTCACCTCCAAGTTGCATATCGTCAATGTCGGTGATCTCTGTGCAAACGATTTGACTGTGAGCGAACGAGTAGTCCATTTCACTCACAATCTCCTGCACTGAGTCTTCTGTTTGACCGGGATGCAGGTACAGTTTCACTTTTACGTAGACGTAGTTTTCATCATCAATGACGTACATCACTCACCTCCGGTGGTCAGTTGGTTGTTGTTGATGCGGACCAGCCCACGGTCCAGGGCGTCCTGAAGCAGGACATCGAAGCTCGTACCGTAGGGGTGCTCGCTCTTGTTGGGCAGGTCGCGGATGTCGAACTCGTTGTATGAGTCCTCTGTCTCGTCAAACGTGTACCAGTACGTTTGCCGGTCGTCGATGTTGCCGTTTTTGTAGACGTGGTACACCGGGACTTGAAGGCCTCCCTGGTCGTCGAAGTCTCGGCGGTCGTTCTCAGGGGCAGCATCACAGTGCCGTTGGATTTGCTTCTCGGTACACTGAATGCGGACCTCGAAGGCTTCCTCTGGTGGTACGTATTTGAGTGGCATCACTCACCTCCTATTTGTTCGACGACGTAGTCGTATGCCAATGCGATGGGCTTCCATTCCCGCAGTGCATCGACCCATTGAGAACCAAGTTTCGCGTAGTCGCTGTGCGTTACGTGTCCGACCCGCTGGCTCCCAAACGACATCGTCGTGAACCCTTCGTGAACGTATGGGTTGTAACGGACCCTGATGCTTGTCTTTAGCCGTAGCTCATCGTTCACAAGCTGTAGCTCATCATTGCCGTACAGCCATGTGCCTCTGGCGAAGGCATGCACGTTCTTCTTGCCCTCTCGCTTGACTCGTGCATTGCCTGCGGGCTGAACCACCCACTGCACGTCCTTCATTGTGAGGAACGGCACGTGCGAGATGACCTTGCCCTTTCGACGGATAGAGTACATCCCAGGCTTGTGTAGATTCCAGTATGCTTCGACTCTCATCACTCACCTCCTTGGTTATCGATATGCTCCAGCAGAGCGAATAAGGTTTCTTGGTCTCCGATTATTTGCTGCTCGGTCACCGTCAGGTGGTCGAAGTTGTCGGACACGTCTGCCAGTAGGTACTTGAGCAGTGCGTTCTTCATGTCGTTCAGTTCTTGGTTAGTCATGATGTTCTCCTGTTGATTGAAGGGGGGCGCGGTTTTGATGAAGCAGACCGCGAACTGCTTCCCTCTCCCGGTATTCGGGTATACACCTGTTTGGTTCAGGGTGTCAAGTCTGTCAGCGGGGGGGGCCGGTTGGTTTTAGAATGTTAAGTAGGTAACGAAAATACCGTCTTCGTCGTAAACTTTGATCAAGGAGTAGCCGGTGCCCTTGGGATCGTGCTTTACGACGTAGCTCCAGTCATCATCGAGGTTGGCGTTGAGATTCTCCGCCTTCTCTTCTGCTTTTGCGGGGGCATAGAGCTTGGGCGTGCTGTTGAGTAGCTTCATCATGTTGTTTCGTCCTCGGTTGTGGCCCCCGTGGGGGCCGGTTGGTTTATTGCTCAGCCGTAGACCACGTCACCGAACATGGCTTGCTGCACGATGGCGTCAGCAATGTCCGAGCCGACATCGGCGCAGCAGTTGTTTATGACAAGGTTGTCGATGGCCGACATGTAGTAGCGATTGAGCTTGCGCTCGGTGAACAGTTCAACCACGGCACGCTCAGTGCGAGCGCGGGTGATGGTCTTCTTGATACGGACCTTCTCACCGGTTTCGAGCTTGGTCTTCATCCTGTCCATGATGGTGTAGCCACGGCGTGCTGGCTCCATGTACCGAGCCCAGTAGGCGATGCCGTAGCCAGCCATGTCCATGATGCCCTCGAAGTCTGCATCGCTGAGGTTGAACTTGAGTTTGATTGTGGCCATGCTGGCCTCCTGTGTGTCGGGGGTTGTTGGGTTTGCCTCTCACCCTACAGAACGAGAGGGGTTCTAAACGCGGACATAGGTCAGGAAGTGGGCGCTTTCCATTGGCTCCTGTGATGAG